ACCTGCTCGCCCAAGGCGTCACGCAAAGCGTGGAAGGCGGGCATCAACTCGCGGCCGCAATCGGCGACCTCTCGAAGCGCGTCCCGCTCACGAGCGACGAGCTCTTGGGCATGTCCAAGAACCTCGCGGCATCGGGGCTGAAGGGGCAAGCGCTCACCGACGCGCTCGAAAAGACGGCAGAGGAAGCCGCGCGCCTCAAGTTCGGGCCCGACTTCGCGAAGGAAATGCTCTCGATCGATCGCCAAACGGCGAAGCTCAAGAGCAACTTCACGAACCTCTTTTCGGGCTTGAAGCTCGAGCGTCTTCTCGAGGCTTTCTCGAAGCTCGTCGACCTCTTCGACTCGTCGAACGCGAGCGGCAACGCGATCAAGGTGCTCTTCGAGAGCTTGTTCCAACCGCTCGTCGACGCCGGCGCGGACATCATCCCGACGCTCGTCGCGGCCTTCATCGGCTTCGAGATCCGCGTGATGCGGACGATGCTCGGACTCAAGCTCGCAACGAAGGAATATGGGCCGGAGCTTCGCCTGATCGGTGAGATCGCAAGCGTGGCGTTTTCTGCGCTCTACGACTCGGCCTCGTTCTCGCTCTCGGTACTCTGGGAACTCGGGACGGTCGTCTTTAGCGCAGTCGTCGCGGTCATGAGATTGGGCCAAGCTGCCTATGATGCGGGTGCCGCGATCGTGTCCGGCATCGCCTACGGCATCGGATTTGCGGAAGCGAAGATCGCGAGCTTCACGGGCATCGGATCTGCGATGGTCGACGGTATCGCGTCGGGCATCTCGAACGGTGCGACAAAGGTGATCGACGCGATCACGGGTGTCGCCGATGGCGCAGTGAGCGCAGCAAAGAAGGCGCTCGGGATCAACTCTCCGTCGAAGGTCTTCCATGCCGAAGTAGGCGAGGGCATCGGCGAAGGCATCGCGGGGGGGGTCGAGGAGAGCTCGTCGGGCATCAGCGATTCGATCGAAGCCGCGACGAGCCCCACGAACGTCAACGTGCAGAGTGCCGCGCCGAGTGGCGGCGCGAGCTCTACGACCGGCGCGCGCTCGGGCGTCTCGCTCGAGAACGTGTCGTTCATCTTCAACGGCGTGAAGGACGCCGAGGGCGCGCGCGGCTCGTTCGTCGACACGCTCCTTTCGGTGCTCGAGGGCGACCTCGATTCGCTCGGAGAGGGGGCCACCAGTGGCTAACCCCGTCGACAATCCGGACCTCTACGAAGCGATCGAGCTCGGTGGGCGACGCTCACCAGGCAAGGTCGAGCTTTCCGGGCACGACCGCGCGGCGAAGTGGGACGTGAAGACGGCGAAGGGCAAGAAGGGCGGAACGACCACGCTCGACGCGATTGCGCCGATTGAGTTCACCGCGACCTTCACGCTCTCGACCGTCGACGAGTTCGACGAGTGGGGAGCGTTCTCCAAGATCATTCGGTCGACCATCGCAGGAACGACACCGAAGGCGATCGACATCTATCACCCCGACCTCGCCGAACAGGACATCACGTCCGTCGTGCAGGGAAAGATCGTCGGTCGGAAGCACGACGGCAAGGGCGGGCAAGTGATCACGGTCACGTTTCAAGAGTACCTACCGCCGAAGCCCAAGGGAGGAACGGCGAGCGGCTCGAAGAAGTCGAGTAAGGCGGTAGACCCCAATCAAGCCGCGCTCGATGAGCTCGCCGCCCTCACCGCGCAATACAAGGAAACGCCATGGGGATGATCTTCCAAGGCCGACCGATCACGCGCGCGAAGCTCACGGTTCCCGCGTGGGGTGCGTGGTTTCTCGAGGTCGAGATCGACCAAGCTATCACCGCACGCGGCGAGGTCGAGGTGTCCTTCGCTGATCTCACGCTCGAGGGCTACGTGCTCGAGGGAGGACCGGCGACTTCGCGATCGGCATTCCGCATCGTCGGGGGTCGTGGCAACTGGCGGAACACGCTCCCGGCTCGCTCGTACTCCGACGACGCGCTCGTGCGCGTCTCGACTGTCGTTCGCGATGCTGCGACCGAGTCCGCCGAGTCGCTCGACCTCTCGACGCTCCCGACGACGTCGGTCGGTGCCGCGTGGACGCGCCCGCGCGGGCCTGCCTCGCGTGTGCTCGATCTGGTCGCTCCAGAATCGTGGCGGGTCGACTACGACGGAAAGACCCGGCTCGGGCGTCGAGCCTCGAGCGAGCTTCCCGTCGGCGTGACGATCGTGGATCGCGACCTTGCGGCCGGGACGTTCGAGCTCGCGAGTGAATCGCTCGCCGGGCTTTTGCCGGGGCTCGTGATCGACGGCCTCGAGATCGTCGACCTCGAGCACACGCTCGAAGGGACGACCCTCCGCACGAAGGCATGGGCGCGGCGCAGAAACGGCCTTTCCCGACGACTTGCCGCGCTCGCCGCACTTCTCGACCGTCTCGACCCGTCGCGACGTTTCCGAGGCGTTTACGAGTTCCGCGTGGTTACGCAGGAAGGGAAGCGCTTGAACCTTCAGCCGGTGCGCGTCTCGTCGGGGATGCCCGACCTTCGGCGCGTTTCCGTTTGGAGTGCCCCGGGCGTCGACGCCGACGTCGAGCTTGGCTCGCGCGTGCTCGTCGGATTCGTCGACGGCTCTCCGGCGCTTCCGTATGTGGCGGCATTCGAGGGGGCAGACGGAGAGGGCTTCGTCCCGACGTTGCTCCGGCTCGCCGACGGGACGGCGTTCGCAGCGCGCACGGGTGATGCGGTGAGCGTGACGGTCAACATCCCGGCGCTCGTGATTCCGGGTGTCGGCTCGACGACCCCGGCGAGCGTGGGCGCAAGCGGAACGATCACGAGCGGAAGCTCGAAGGTGAAAATCGGATGACCGACCTCGGACGCGATACGTCGTGCACGACCTCGCTTCGCACGGGTCGGATCGTCTCGGGAGCTCGGCTCGTGGGTGAGGCGATCTTCCGCCGCATCACTACGCCTCGCGGAATGCTTCGAGGGGGAGAGGAGGAAGCGAACTACGGCGAGGACATCTCCGGTCTCGTCGGCTCGACCCGTCCTGATCTGCTCATTGCGAGCCTTCCCGGGCGACTCTCCGCCGAGATTCGGAAGGACGAACGGATCGAGGACGTGTCGGTGATCGTGACGTCGGTGCGCAAAGGCCCAAGCGTCGAGCTCACCGTGACGATCGAGGCAACGACGAGTGAAGGCCCCTTCACGCTCGTCGTCGAGGCTTCCTCGGTCACGGCTCAATTGATCGGATTGGAGGCATAAAGTGGCCGTCTCTCTTGCATCGCTGCTCGTCAAAGAGACGAAGGCGACCATTCTGAACGCGGGGCTGCAGATCGCGGCCGCGCTCGGTCTTCCGGTCACGTCCTGGCAAGCTGGCGACCCAACGCGTGCACTCTTCACGTTTCAGGCCGAGAGGCTCGCGACGCTCGAGGATCTCGTACTCGGATACATCGCGTCTGCCTTCCTCGACTACGCGTCCGGCGTTTGGCTAAAGGTGCTTGCCGACCAGGTCTTCGGCGTGAAGGTGCCCGATGCGACCTACGCGACCACGTCGATCACGCTCACCAACACGGGTGGCGGGAACTACACGATCGACGTCGGAACGCTCACGGTCAAAAGCTCGACCTCGGGCAAGACGTACCGCAACACGACGGCCGGGGTTCTGCTCGGAGTGGGCGCGACGTGCACGCTTGACGTGGTAGCCGACGAAGCAGGATCGGCCTCAAGCGCAGGAGCCGGAGAGATCGACGCGCTCGTGACCGGACTCCTTGGCGTGACGTGCACGAACCCAACGGCGGCCGTCGGAATCGACGAGCAATCCGAGGACACGACACGCCAGCAATGCCGCGACAAGCTCGGCTCGCTCTCTCCGAACGGTCCGAAGGAGGCGTATTCGTACGTCACGCGAAACTCTGACCTCACGACTACGCGCAACGTGACGCGCGTTCGCGTGTTCCCCGTGAGCTCGACTGGAACCGTGACGATCTACATCGCCGGCCCGAGCGGTGCGGTCTCTTCGCCCGATCGAGCGCTCGTGGAAGCCGCGATCGTGAAGTGGGCAACTCCAAATTGCATCACTCCCGTCGTGCTTTCGGCCGCGAACGTCGTGATCCCCGTCACCTACCAACTTTGGATCTATCGCTCGGTGAACAAGACGAGCGCGGAGATTCAAGCCGACATCTTGACGGCGCTTCAAGCCATGTTCGCGGCACGCCCGATCGGCGGCGACATCATCGCGCCCGCGCTCACCGGAGCGATCTATCAGAGCATGATCGCTTCAACGATCCGCGCGGCATTCCCGCAAGCCTTCCGCGTCGACGTGAGCTCGCCCGCGGGAGATACCGCACTCACGAATGGGCAAGTCGGAACCCTCGGCGCAATCACCGCGACGATCAACCTGGTGAATGACCCATGAGCGCGCCGAAGCGATTCCGAACGACTCGCTCGAAGCTCGTTCCACGGTGGCTCTCGGAAGGCGAGGGAGGCCTCGTCGGCTTCGCGCTCGACGTGCTCGCCGATGGTTTCGTCGAACGCGCGCGACTCGGGCTCCTCGCTCGATTTCCGCAGAACGACCCGACCGGAAACACGACCGCGCCGCCCGATGCTCTCGCGGCAATGGGTCGGGATCGACGCGTCACGCGCGGATTCAACGAGAGCGACGTCTCGTATGCTCGTCGGCTGAAAGCGTGGCTCGACGATCGACGAACCGCGGGAAGCGCGTGGTCGATTCTGCAAAAGATTTCCGAGTACATGGGCCCGACGGGAGCCTCGTTTCGGCACGTCGACAACTCGGGAAACTGGCACTCGATCGACGCGAACGGGAACCGCACCTTCAAGCTCGCGACGGGAAATTGGAACTGGGACAACCGTCCCGATCTTTGGTCGCGATTCTGGATCGTCATCTATCCCGGAACCTTCTGGCTTCCGGCTCCCGCGTGGGGCTCGGGCCCGGCATGGGGGGCGGGTCCGTACGGGTGGGGATCGACTGCGACAGCTGATCAGATCGCGAGCATTAGAGGCATTATTTCCGACTGGCAATCAGCTGGAACGCAGTGCATGAACATCATCGTGGCCTTCGACCCCGCATCCTTCGACCCCAATGCTCTACCAGGTGCCGCGGGCATGCCCGATGGGACGTGGGCCCAGTGGTCGAAGAACGTCGGCGGTGTTCAGGTTCCGGCGCGCCTCACGACGGCGCTCTATTTCGACGGGGTGAGCTGACATGCCAAGCGTCTACACACCGAACAAGCTCAACAATCCGGCCGCGATCACGCTGCCCGTGGATGGCGACACTCCGATCAAGGTGTCCGACGTGCGCCCGGCAATCGAAGCGGTGGCCGACTCGGTTGCGTTCGGGAACGAGCGGCTTCGCCGCATCACGATTCCGGAGCTGATCGCGATCACGACTCCCACGGCGGGTATGATCCGCTATGCAGGAGCGTCGA